CTATTAATACTGTTATTATTATTATCTTCCTTATTTTGAGGTTCCTCAGTTTGAGGTTCATCATTTTGAGGAAGGTCAGAAGATGGTGTATTCCCAATAGTTTCACTGTGGTATTTAGTATTTTTTACTGTCGTTTTACTATCAGTAGCATTTACTGTAATTTTAGTATTTATCATTTGCTTTAATATATATAAATTGCTAGCAGCAACCCATTTACCATCTTTATTTTGAGTTCTTCTTTGCTGTACTTCTATGTACCCTAAATCTTTTAAAGGGTTAAAATATTTATAATATCTTGTTTTAGAGATTTTTAAATCATATAGAATAGTTTCTAATTTTGGAAATGATGTTTCTCCAGCTCCACAGTAAGAGCTAAAGTACATGTAGATAGCTTTACTTTCTATGTCTAAACGTTGATCCTTCATTACTAATTTTGGAGCAAATCCAAAACCTTTACTGTTTATACCTTCCATTACAACTTTAATTTCAGTCATTTTCTCAATATCCTCCCAATTATAAAAAGCCCTGATATTTTTTATATCAAGGCTTTAGAGGACTAATTTAAATACACAAAATTAATATTATGTAGTTGAAATATTAACGTATATATGCTAATATAATTACATAAATTAAATATGTAAAAAACAAGTCTACTTAAAAACTACTTGATATGTACCAGATATCATTTAGTGACTTATCTAAGGTCTGCAAACCGAAGATAGGTCAGTAGGCTTTTTTTATGTTTAATTTTAAGTTAATGATAAATCTATTTACTTATTTTGTCAAATGAAAAAATAATTTACCGATATATTTATTTGACAAAATAATATTCGCTATAAGTTCATTATTTGTTGGATGTGGAGCCAAAGAGGTTAAATAAAAACTAGCAATTATATTGCTAGTTTTTTTATTATAAAGAGATATTTATTTACTATGTAGCCAAATTATAAAGTAAGATAGGTCAATCTTATAAAGCTTACAGATATTTTCTATAAGCTCAATTTTTAAATTAGTTCTTTTTTTAGATTCAATCATAGATAGATATGTATTATCAATTTTTAAAATTTTAGATGCTTCTTTTTGATTTATTCTTAATGATTTTCTTTTTGATTTTAACATTTTTTCCAAATCCTCCTAAAATCTAGAACAGGCAGTCGAAGTTTGTCGAATTATGACTAAACTTTGACTGCCTGTCAATTTTTTTGTGATAAAATTAAATGTAGGAGGTGGAATTATTTGGAAAAAATAAGGAAATATAGTCTACATCATGGAAATTGCTTAGAAATTATGAAAAAGATACCTGAAGAAAGTATTAGTTTAATTTTATGCGACCTTCCATATGGAACGACTTCGTGTAGTTGGGATAGTATAATACCCTTTGAAGATTTATGGAAACAATATAATCGGATTATAAAGAAAAATGGTGCAATAGTGTTATTTTCGGCTCAACCGTTTACAACTAAATTAATAAATTCGAATTTAAAACATTATAGATATAGTTGGTATTGGGTAAAAAATAAAACTACAGGATTTGCATTTGCTAAACATCAACCGCTAAGAAAGGTGGAGGATATCAATGTTTTTTATAAAAATAAACCTCAGTATATTCCCCAAGGACTTGTAAAATTAGATAAACCAAAAGTGAAGAAAAGAAAATTTAAAAAAATAAATAATGATACAATCTATGGTGAAAATAGTTTAATGAAAGAACATATAGTTGAATACACTAATTACCCAAAAAATGTTCTATATTTTAATAAAGAATTTAAAACAGTACATCCAACACAAAAACCGATAGATCTTCTTATGTATTTAATCAATACATACACAAATGAAAATGGAGAACATATAATTTTAGATAATTGCATGGGAAGTGGTAGTACTGGAGTAGCATGTGCGAAATTAAATAGAAGATTTATAGGAATAGAATTAGATAATAACTATTTTGAGATAGCTAAAGGAAGAATTGAAAGAGCTTATAAGGAGAACTAAATGAAAGAAGATATAAAAGAACTTATAGAGAAAATAGAAGATAATAGATTTTTAGAAATAATCTATAGTTTAATACAAAAAAGAGTAAAAAAATAAGTACCTATGATAGGTACTTATTTTTCGTTTTCATGCATAATATCGACTAGATCATTAAGAACTTTTACTTTATATGGACTTAATTTAACTATTTTAGATACTAAATTAGATAAATCTTCAGAATCAATTATTTTATCTAAAGTATTACTTATTCCTAGATTTTCTGGAGAAATATTATACATTTCTCCAGTTCCAGAAACAAGCCAAGACTTATTAACGCTATATACTTTACATACTAAATCTAAAAACTCATCCTCTATAGTAGAACGACCTCTCTCTAAGTTGTAAATAGCATCTCCGCTTTTGTCTAACTTAGCACCAAACTTATTTCTTGATAGTTTTTCTTTTAGTCTAATGCATTCAAGCCTCTCAGGTATATTCAATTTTTATCACCTCTGATTAAATTATAAGTGTTTGAAATACGAATGTCAACGAAGAAAAACAAAAATTACGTAACAATACGCAATTAATACTACGTAAATACGAAGTAAAACTATTGACTTATGTAGAAATTTCGTATATTATGTAGTCAATACGAAATATACGAAAATAAACGAAGTATTGGAGGCGATTGATTTGGCACTTAATGAAACACAAACATTAGTTAACCAAGCACAAATAATAGGAGAGAAAATTTTAACTTTAAACTCCGAAAACCAAAAGTTAATGAATGAAATACTAGAGCAATTTCTTATATCAGAAGCAGCAATAAAGTTAGGAGTAAGACCAATAGATATAAAAAAAATTCTTAAAAATAAACAATAAAAAGAATTTGGCTTATAGACAAAATTATATATGTGGAACATAAAAGCTATAAGCCTAAAAACTTTTTTAAGTAAAAAATATGGGGTTAAAAAAGTGTGTGATTTTTATAAAAACACACTAAACAAAACTATAATCAAAGCCTGATTTTTCAAAAGTCCTAGGGGCTTTTATCGGGCTTGTAATAAGTATTAACAAATCAACCATTTTATTAAGACTAAAGTAATAGGTGAACTAAAAATGAGGGACAAAAGAAATAAATTTATAGAGAGTGATTATGAAAGATTACATACAAGAGTATTAGAAGCTGATATAGATGAAGATGAAATAAATCAAATTATAGATGTTAGAACTAAATGTTCATACGTAACAAAAACAATAGATAGTGGATTTATTAGAGAAGTAGAAACATATCCAACATATCTAAGATCAGAAATGCCGAAAGAGTGGAATATAAAAAAGAATAAAGAAACTCAAAGGAATTTAAATAATAAGAATGCACAAAAGAATTTTATTAGAAAAATTAATACTAATTTTACCAATGGAGATTTTTTAATAACATTTACATATTCTAATGAGAATTTACCAAAGGACCATAAACAAGCTAAAAAAGATATGCAGAATTTTATAAGAAGAATTAAACGGTTAATTAGTAATAAAAAGTTAGACGTGGAACTGAAGTACATATATGTAACAGAACACTCAGAAGGGGCTAAAGGGATTAGATGCCATCATCACATGATGATGAATTCTATATTAACTATGGAAGAAGTAGAAAAAGCCTGGAAGCTTGGAAGAAGAAACAACATAAGAAAGTTAGATACAGATGAACTTTGGTTAACTGGATTAGCTACATATCTATCAAAAGACCCAAAAGGGAAAAAAAGATGGTGTAGTAGTAAAAATTTAAAGGAACCACGAATAACTAGAAATCACTCAAAATTTAGTAAGAAAAAAATTAATAATATGGTTAGATTTAGAGATTTATTAAAAGAAGAAATGGAAAAAGCGAATCCAGGACATGTATTTATAGACTATGAGATTTATTTAAATGAACATAATGGAAAGCCTTACATATATACAAGAATGAGAAAGTATAAAGAGTGAAAGGATTGAGAATATGAAAACAGAATGTTTATTTGCAGTAGATGGGAAAGTATGTACTCGTAATAATGTTTGTAATAAAGAAGCATGCTCTACTAGCACGCTTTTAAAAGGATATACAAAATGTGTTTATTTATACTCTAAAGAAAAGGCTCAGGAGTATTTTAAAGAAAATAAATAAATTTAAAAAAGGATTGAGTAAACAATGGATATAACAGAAAGTGCTATAAAGCTAGAGTATTTAGTAAAAGAGATATGCAAAGTTAAAGGGTTAGATATAAAACAACTTGTAGAAAGAGAAGATCCTAAACTTAGATTAGTTTGGAAAGAAGCTCAACAAGTATTTTTTAAATCAAAACCAGTTATGGTTTAAGGATAAACCGAAAGATGAAAGATTTATATATTTTTATATATTATTTAATTTTTATATTTGGTGGAGTTGAAATATTAGCTTATGTAGCTGATAGAAGGAGATGAGTATAATGTCTATTTATGTTATTGTATGTCCTTGCTGTAAACAACCAGATAGTTTTGAAAAAGATGTAGAGTTTGATGATAATTCAACTTTTAAATGTGAATGTGGGAATGAGTTTACATTAGAAGAAGCTGAAACAATGGAATTAGAAAGAAAGTAGGGAGATACTATGAAATTAAAAGAGGTTTTAACGGCTAGGGTTGATGTTAGCGGATTAGATCAATTTACTGAATTTATAAAGGTAACTAGAGAGTATATGATAGCTGTTGACTTGTTGGTAGATAAATTAAATTCAACTATTGAAGAAGATAAATTAGATAATGAAGAACTAGAAAAAAGAATAAATGTAGTTAAAAACTTTAAAGAAAATTTAGGAGAAGCTGTTAAAAATTTTAAGAGGTGAAGAAATGGAAAAGTATTTTGAGTTGCGATTTTATATTAAAATAATTGAATTAATAATAGGGAGCATAGGTATTCTAGGGTTTGTTATATACAATATTTTTAAAAAATAAATATTCAATAAACACTTAGAATTTTAAGAAGGTGATTTTATGAAATATGAAAACTTAATTAAGTAGGGAAAAGATGGGAGAAGAAGAAAGAAGAGAACTAGCTAGAAAAGTAGCAACATCTACACAATTATCAACAATTCAAGTGCTTGACATTATAAATGAAATTATTGATATTCAAAATTCAGGGCTTTGCATTAGGTTTGAAATAGATGAAAAATATGTCAATAAAGTTATTTGGGCTAAAACTGTAACAGGAAGATTATAAAAATAAATAAAATAATTCGTTTATTTAAAAGGAGATTTTAAAAATGAACTTGATAGATTATGCTGACAAAATAAATGAAAAATTAAAAGAAGATTTAAGAAGAGTTGAAATAGATATTATTGATTTTAGAAATAAGAAGTATACTATATGCTTTTGGGAAGGACAAGATATAGTAAGAAAGGCATTTGATATAGCAAATCAACTTGGAGATGGACATGAAGTTATAAACATAAGAGGATATAAATAAAATAATTTGTTTATTAATGGAAGGGTGAGAATATGAGTAATATATTTAAAAAGATAAAGGAGCAGCAAGATAGAAATAAAAGTAAAGAGTTAAGAGAAACTGGAAAAGTTTTTAAATACACAAATAGACCAATCCCAAAACCAAAACCTCAACCAATTAGATTGAGAAATACAGGATTTTATAATATAGATACATTTAGATATAAAGTTTTTACTAAAGATGATTTTATTAGATATTTTGTAAATGAAAGGAAAGCTCAAAACATAAATAAAAATACATTTAAATTTGCAGAAGAAGCTTGGAATAAGCTTAGAAAAGGATATAACTTTGTAATAGCTGTTGGAAATAAAGATTTGATGTTTTATAGTATAGATTCATTTAATGAGCGTATAGGGGGTTATAGTAATGAAAATAAGTGATGAAAAAAGAAAAAAGCTTTATAAGTTTATAAATATATTAGAAGTTAAAAAGAGAATTGATAAATATGAAATTACAGATGGAAATGGAAATACAACTATATGTGAAGATATAGAAGGCTTAGATATAGTCTTAAATTTATATGAATTTAAAAATTTAAATATATATATACCAGGACTGAATATAATTGATGAATACTTAATGAAAGATTATATAATAGAAAATTTAGAAGCTATATTTAATTAAGCAAAGGAATAACATATGGAAAGTATTTATATAGAGTGTAGAAACTGTAATACATATTTAAAAATAGATAAAAAAGATTGTAGTTATAGCTGTTATAAATGTAGGTGGGAAGAAGATCTAGTTGTAATAAATGAAAAAGGAAGTATAAAAAATGAGAAGAAGCGAAGAAAGTGAACAAATTAATCTTATACAATGGTGTAAATATAATGAACATGTTTACCCAGGATTGGAATTAATACACCACGTCCCAAATGGAGGCAAAAGAAATAAATTAGAAGCTGCTAGATTAAAACAAGCAGGAGTTAAATTGGGAGTGCCTGATTTGAGTTTGCCAGTTCCTAAAGGCGAATATAATGGACTATATATAGAAATGAAATACAATGGAAATAAGCCTACACCTAATCAAAAGGTATGGATAGAGAAATTAAATAAGCAAGGGTATTATGCTACTGTTTGCGATGGATTTGAAGAAGCTAAAGACACAATAATAAAGTATATGTCAATTGTATAAGAGGTGAAAACTATATGGTAGATAGAAAAGAAATAAAGAATATAGCAAAAGAAATAGCAAAAGAAGCTGTTCAGGAATTGATAGGTGAGCAAAAAGATAAAAGACTACATAATACAAGATTATTAGTAAAAAATTATTTAGCTTTAAAAAAACATGTTGAAAATGTAAAAGATGATATAAAGATAGATTTGAATTTATTAGAAGAAGAAAATTGTAAGATAAATAATATATGGATAATGAGTATAGCTAGAAGTAAAACAAGAACATCTAAAATGATTGCTTATCTAGAAAGTGCAATTGATATTGTTGAAAATGAGTTTAAACAATCAAAAGAAGAATATAAATATAAAGCATTTAAATTGTATTATATAGAAAATGAGATATACAGTGATATAGTTGCTGAATTAGGATGTAGTCCGAATAGTCCTCGTAAATGGGCTAATATGGTTATAGAAAGATTGAATGTTTTATTATGGGGAATAGATGCATTAGGTATATAAGCGTGTGTAAAGCGTGTGTAAAGTGTGAGTTTACTGTGTGTTTTCAAAATGATAAAATGATAGTGTGGAAAAATTATAAATACATAAGCTTTTATAATTTCACTAAACTTTTTAGCTTAGCCAAGTGTTTGTCCCTACACTTGGTAACATGCAAGTTGTAGTAATTATATTGGTGCAACTCCGATAGCTTGCTAAGATGACTATATGAAAAAAAGAGGAATGGGATAGTAATAAGTAGGGTAATGCTTATTACTTATCTAATACAAAGACTAGATTAGGTTCTAGTCTTTTTTATTTTGTTAGAAAGTATAGGATAAGTTATGGCGATGTTAAAACTTTGTAGCTGGAGTGGATGTACTAGAATAGTTAAAGATAATGTTAAGTATTGTAAACAACATGAAAGCAAACATAAAGTAAATGAAAGAGAAAGATATAAAGAATATAAAAGAAGGAAGGCTCACGATGAAGAACATAAGAGGTTTGAAAGCTTTTATAATTCTATGGCATGGCAAAGAGTTAGAGAGCTTGCTATCTTAGATACTGTAGCTATAGATGTTATAGACTATTATAAGTTAGGAAGGATAACTCAAGGAGAAAGAGTTCATCACATTATAGAACTAAGCGAAGATATGGATAAGAGATTATATAGAACTAATCTTATATATGTAACAGAACGTAACCATAGAATAATACATCGTGAGTATAACAAAGGTAATAAAAAAGAAATGCAAGAGTTACTTATAAATTTAAAAAATAGATTTATGAGTGAGTTTAAACTAGGGTAGGGGGGCTGAAAAAGTTTAACTAAACCCTCAAAAGGTCGCCGTCCCTAACCTCGCAAGAGAATTTTTGCTATTTTTTGGGGTAGGGGGGGTGTATGGCACTTTGAAAGGGGTGAATAAAATGTGAAAACATTGAAATGTCCTACTTATTTAGATAAAGAAGCAAAAAAAGAATGGAAAAGAGTTATTAAAATAAGTGAAGAAAATGGGGCAAAAATTGATGAAAAATATATTAGAGTATTAGAGAGATATTGTGTCAATTATTCAAAAGTTATTTTTTATGAAGCTCAGTTATTAGAAACTGGACATTTAATTTTTTCAAAAGATGGATATCCTCAACAACATCCATACAATCAGTTGTTAAGAAATGCAGAGCAAGAAATGAGACATTGGATGAAAGAATTAATAATGACGCCAGCGACTGAAGCTAGGATGATAAAAAATAGAGTTGTAGTTGTAGAAGGAGCTGAAGATAAAGAATTAGAAGAGATGATCTCTAAATGATAACTCAAGAAGAAAAAGAAATTAAAAGGTTTATAGATGAAAATGTAGATATACAAAAAAACTACATTTTAGAAAAAGTTATTCAAGAGCAAAAAGAAAAGTATGATAATGATAAATACTTTTTTGATGAAAAAGAAGCTTTAAAATTATTTAAATTCTTATCGAAGTTGACTTTAGATAAAGGTAAAAAAGGTCAAAAGATAAAATTATTAAAGTTTCAATTTGAAATACTAACATCTATACTATGTGTAAAAAATAGAGAAACTAAATTTAGAAGATTTAAAGAAGCTCATCTAAATATAGGTAGAAAAAATGGTAAAGGCTCTTTAGTTGCATGGATAATAATATATTTGTACTTTACAGAGGATACTTATGGAGCTGAATATATTATTGTTGCAAATGATATAAAACAAGCNTTCTTTTTTATGAAGGTGAGTTATTAAAGACTGGGCACTTAATTTTTTCAAAAGATGGATATCCTCAGCAACATCCTAATAATCAATTATTAAGAAATGCAGAGCAAGAGCTTAGACATTGGATGAAAGAATTAGGAATGACACCAGCATCCGAAGCTAGAATACATAAAAATAGAGTTGTAGTTGTAGAAGGAGATGAAGATAAAGAATTAGAAGAGATGATCTCTAAATGATAACTCAAGAAGAGAAAGAAATTAAAAGGTTTATAGATGAAAATGTAGATATACAAAAAAACTATATTTTAGAAAAAGTTATTCAAGAACAAAAAGAAAAGTATGATAATGATGAATACTTTTTTGATGAAAAAGAAGCTTTAAAATTATTTAAATTTTTATCGAAGTTGACTTTAGATAAAGGGAAAAAAGGTCAAAAGATAAAATTATTGAAGTTTCAATTTGAAATACTAACATCTATACTATGTGTAAAAAATAGAGAAACTAAATTTAGAAGATTTAAAGAAGCTCATCTAAATATAGGTAGAAAAAATGGTAAAGGCTCTTTAGTTGCATGGATAATAATATATTTGTACTTTACAGAGGATACTTATGGAGCTGAATATATTATTGTTGCAAATGATATAAAACAAGCCACAAACCTATTTAAAACTATACAACTAACTATAAAAAATAATAAAATACTTAAAAAGTATGTAAAGATAACAGAATCTAAAAAAGAAATGTATAGAAAAGCAACAAATAGTTATCTTAGAGTATTAAGTAATGAAGGTGGAAATCTCGACTCTTATGCAAGTTATATAGTTGTATTAGATGAAATACACGAATATAAAAAAGATGATGCATATTCTAAGTTAATAACTGGTATGGGGTTATGGGATGATCCTATTATGTTCACAACAACAACAGCATCTAGTGGAGAAGATGAACAAAATTTGGAATATCAAATGTATTCATATTCTAAACAAATAGAAACGGAAGAAATAGATGATAAAACTTTTTTCTATTCTATTTATGAAGCTGAAAAAAATTGTGATATTTTCAATATAAAAGAATGGTGTAAAGCTAATCCAGCACTTGGATGTTTTAAAAAGATAGATGACTTTATAAAACTAGCTAAAAAAGCATCAGCTATGAAAACTTTTGAAGCTAAATTTAGAAGATTGTATCTTAATCAACATATAGCTACAGACAACATAAAAAATGCTATAAATATGGAACTATGGAATAAATGTACTAAAAAAATAGATTTAGAAGATTTAAAGCAATATAAATTATGTTGGTGTGGTTTGGATTTATCATCTAAAAATGATATAACTGGATTTGTTCAAGTCTTTTATGATGAAGAAAGAGAAAAATATATTATATATCCTCATTTATTTACTCCTAAAGATACTATATTTGAAAGAGAAGAAATTGATAAAAATCCATATTCAAGATGGGTTAAAGATGGTTATTTGATAGCTTTAGAAGGAAAATATATAAATTTTGAGTTATT